TACCTGAACCAAGGGTAGTCTTGAGTAGTGCTATAAGTGCGGTTTTCATATCGTGGTCTCAGCCATCTCGTTGCACCTTACATGTGACTATCATCCCGCGCCGGAGTTCATCTGGTTTTACGTGGGACACTTCGTAAATCTGGTCAGTGTCAATCCATCTAATCAGGTGTTTATTCTTAACTCTCGGGTCATACCAGGTGAGAACGGTGACTACCTCATCAGTCAGCTCAATTCCGAAATTACTACTTTCAGACCCTGACCTGACTACCACCTCTGCCATGATGGGGCCAAACAGTGGCACTGGTGGTACTGGTTCACCCCATTCATTCGTATCGGATGACTGTTCCAAAAACTGGACGACATGGCGAAGCCGACCGGCTGTTATGTTCATTGCCATGGTAAGCGCACCCGATCAAGAAGGTCACGACTTGTCCTGGGCATCTCATTCACAGTCTGGCCGACGACCACATCGTCACGGTTATTGAAAGCAGTGTTTATCATCACCAGAACAGCCTGTTTCACTACGACAGGGAGAGTTGTATAACCAGCGTTGAACTCAATCCGCGCTGTGGCATACGGAGCATTGATAGAGATTATCTGACTCACGTCGTCGAACGTGAATGCAGTGCTCTCAGTGCCGTCCAGAACGAGCTTGGTGACTTCCGTGACATTTCCGTATGGGAGCAGTACCTGACTCTGCCAGCCATGCACCACGACAACGGCAGAGCCTGTGGTAAGCATACGTCCGGTGTAGCTTTGACATAAATCCAAACAGACTGGAATGAGTGAACTGAGGTAACTGTTTTCAAAATCGTTAAATACCCGACAGTGGGCCTTCACTTCAGTGAGAGTGATGAGACCGTCAAGTGCAGTTTGTGAAACAATCTTCTTATACATAGTTCCCCCGAGTCTGATGTGATGATAGTAAACCGAGGCCATAAAAAAAGCCACTCCGAAGAGTGGCTAAAATCACAGCGAGCAGAGGGAGTTATTACGGAGTACCGTCGTTGGTGGTACAGGCCACGATCAGGATGGCGTCACTGTTCTGAACCATCTCAAACATCTCCTTGCTGTACTTCACGACAGTACACTCGTCGACGGTGTACGGGTCGATCAACATCTTGTCGATGTCGCCGTCGTTGATGGCGTAGGCAGAACCCAGGTCACCGAAGATGATCGGAGTGCTGTTTGCGGTCATGTCAGGCAGAGTGTCGTCGATGACAACCGGGAACCCCATGAGCATGAAGCCACCGCCTTCACGATAGGAGTTCAGGAAGATCGGCTTGTTATCACCCTCACGGATTTTCTCCAGTTTTGCCTTGGTCTTCCGGTTCATGTGGAACTTGGCACGAGCCAACCACTGGGTCGGAAGGGTGTTCACCAGGTCGATCAGGAAGTTCACACGAGCAACGTCGTCTGCACCCAGGTCACCACTCACACCAGTACCGATTACAGGGTAGTAATCAGCAGGACGAGCGTTAGCGGGGTCGGCAGCCAGGGTCGGCAGCCAGGACTTACCAGTACCGTCGGCGATGTCGACACGGTTGCTGGACAGGATACCACGAGCGTTCTTACCAGTGCCGTTGCCGTACAGAACCTGGGCAGCCAGGTAGATTGCCACTTCACGACCCAACAGACGAACCAAGTCACCGTAGAGATCCATGTCGGCACCATACATCGCTTCATCGGTGATGCGCGGCTTGGCGTTGACCTTGAACTCTTTGGATTTGACCTCTTTGTACTCTTGGGTGGTGGTTTCAGCCACGGCCACACCAGCGACGTTCTCGATACCTTCCTGAACGGACGGGTAGGTTACCAGAACCAGCTCGCGGAAATTCCGGGTCATGGAAGGCTTGCGACCGACTTGAGACAGCACCGGGGAATACTCACGAGCGTACTCGATCACGTCACGAGACAGGATTTCAGCGACAGCACGACCACCTTCATCGGCGTTGGTGATGTTCAGGGTCTTGAAGCGCTCAACACCTTGTTGCTCGATGAACTTGAACAGCTCAGGAGAAGTGTTGTTCTTCTTGCCTTTCAGCCACTCGCCGATTACCGGCTTCAGAACGGCGTCATGGATTGCCTGTTTCTGTTCTTGGGTGACAACAGTGATCGGCTCTTTGTGCTTGGAGCGGAGGTCACTGATTTCGTTGGCGAGGTCTTCCAGGTCTTTAGCCATTTTGGCAGCTTGATCCTGGTCACCACCTTCTTTCAGCTTGTCGAAGTCGGCTTTGAGTTGAACGAACTTATCTTCCTGTGCCTTCATGGCGACAGTCAGAGTCTCGTTCTCTTTCTTTTGTGCTTCGAAATTGGCGGTCGCCTTTTCGATAAGCGCTTTCAGTTCATTGATATCCATTTATATTCTCCAAAATGATTATTGAATTACCTTTGCGCTTATCCAAGCGGTTATCAGTGTCTCCACACGATGAAAAGAGATTACGTGAATAAAGGACTACTTTCAAGCAAACCTTTTACTTCGTCCAAATCAATTTCACCGGATGGTTTGTAGTCAGCAGTGATGCGCTCGATTTGACGTTTACTCAGACCAGCCGGAACACTCTCAAGCAATGCGCGAAGTTCAGCCTTGGTTAAAACTTTGCCTTCACCGAGTTTCGACTTGATATCAACCAGGCGGGATTCTTCGTTACAGGCGAATGTCACAGCACTGACTTCACGGATGTCGATCTTAATCAGGTCATTACACCCGAGCTGACTATTCCATTTTTCATCGTTGACGCGATAACCAATAGAGAAACTGTCGAGCGCCTTTTCACGGTACAACTCATAGAGTTCATTACCACGAGGGGTATTAGCGAATTTACCTTCCAGGTAGAGACCCTTGCTGTCCTCTTCCATCTTCTCCCACATACCGACAGGTGGTTCCCACGGGTTGTGCATCCAGAAGAATTTAGGCATTGTGCCAGCCGCTTTGTGTGCTGCAACACTGTCGCGGTACGCACCATCGACAACTCGGTCAAGGGCATGGTCGATATTACCTTTCACGTTACCGTAACAGGAGAAAGTACGGTCACCACTGAGAGCCTTAAATTCAAGAACACTCAGATCGAGAGTTTTATTGCCCATCAGGTTTGTCCTCAGTGGGTTTTGATTGATTATTCGCGCCATAGAGGCGTTCTTGCATGGAGTCTAACTTATCCCATGACCCATACACAACGTTGTTGTTGTCAATGGCAAATACATCACCACCTTCGACCGGTTCATCACCAAGTGCCTGACGACCTTCATTGATACTCTTCAGACCACCTTTGACCGCTCGCTCAACATGCTCAACCAGGCGCCACGGTGACCCTGCGTAAAAAGCGTTGCGGTCGAATTCGAGTTCGTATCCAGGCGGAAGTAACGGGTTCAACGCTTTCTCAACTTTTACCAGTATGGGGTTGAGTGAATCACGCATGTATGCCTCGTCAAGGTCGAACACATCACCTGTACCTGTGTTACTGTTCGCTACGCCGACACGGTGAACAGGTACACGCATGATCCGACAAATACGGTTGATGGTCATCTCTCGTGACTTCAGAAGTTCCGTTTCTGCCGGAGTCAGTTTCATGCTGTGAAGAGTAAGACCTTGTTCAAGCACTGGGATAGCTTTTGCACCAGATGGACCACGCATTTCTTTAAACTGCTCTTTAATTCGAGCAATAGCATTGTCATCCTTGAAAATCTGGTCAGTGGATGCGTACATCCGAGCGGTGATACCGTCTACGTTACTCTCAAACGTTGTTTCTTCTTGAGCCGCAGCGATACCGAGCAAGCGAGCGTTATAAACCAGTGGGCTGATTGGGGTGTATCCGTCAAACGTGAACGACTTGATAATAAACAGGTCTTCTGTCCGGTATGGGTCACCTGGTTTCCCGTCATTGGTGACATACGTGTAATACACGTTCCCATTGATATCCATACTCGGGCGAATGTTACCCTGATAACGGAATGGGATAATACTCATCACGTTACCGAGGTCGTTCCGTTCAATGTAAGCGTAAAAAGCGCCGAATCGGTCAAGACTTACTGTGAGCATTTCCATGAACGACTGAAACGTCATGTAATCACATGGGTTCTCGCAAAAGATTCGATGGACTCGACCAGACTTCAACTCCTTGCGACCCTTTTTCGAGGTCTCATAGAGCTTAATAGGTAGTTGACCAATCGTTTCGGCCTTGTCTCTCCAGCAGGCGTACACTGCCTCTGTTTTTGACGCGAGACCACCACTACCCATACGAGCAATATCGTCGAGCGTCAGTGTTGCACCTACACTCGCTTTTCCGAGGGTTTTTTCACCCTCAGATTTCTGATTTCGTCTCAGCCAACTAAAGAGGCCCATTTAGATCACCCTTGTTCATAAATGAAATCAGTTTATGACGGATCGAGTCATCCCACAAGCGCCATTCACTGTATCCATCAAAGGTCTCTGTGAACTCTGCCTGTTGGTACTCAGCAAGCAATTCTTTCTCAAGTTTAGCTATCTGGTCACCTGGACCTTCGATGAGTTCGATTCGCTTAAATGAGAATGGTGTATCACGTTTGAGTTTGTTATAACGCTGCTTCGGATTATGGGTGATACCTATCTTCATGTACCTACCACAGTCGGAGCGGAGAACATAAAGTGAAGCAGACCTGGTTCTGTCGAAACCTGTTTTAGCGCAACCGGGGCAACCTACTCCTTTTAAGTGGTGAGTTGGAACTTGTAAAAAACAGCCGTGTTCTCTACATATAATTTCTACTCTTGTAATACTATTTAGGTATTTTACTCTTGAGTAGTTATATTTATTTTCACCATGTACTAATTTAGCTTTTTCAATAAACTCTTCATTGGTACGTCTTTGTAATTTATCTGCACAATCAGGGCAGCCTACACCGCGCAAATGGTTACTCGGTAATTGCTCAAAACCGCCATGATGAGGGCACACAATAGTTATCTTCTTGTGTGCCCCCGTGTACTCAACCATATCATAGGCATACTTGTCACCGTGAACAGCGCGAGCTCTGTCAACGAATGAGTAGTTAGTGTGCTTTTTGTTACCGGAGCAGGAGGGACAGCCTTTACCTACCAAATGGTCATAAGGTCTCTGCTCAAACATACCGTGTTCATGACAAATCATCGTGAGTTTAACGCAGTTACTTCGGTACACAGAAAAAGCATAACCATACTTGTCGCCATGAACAGCGCGAGCACGGTCAATGAATTCTTGAGTGGTGAGTTTACGCATAGACAACCTCGCTGAAGGTTCGCTGGAAGAGTGATGTGGCGGGACACTCAGCGCAGTGTCTTTTCGGCCGCTAAACCTAGCCACATCAGTAAGTCTAAACCAACTGGGTCAAAACATCAAGATTCCTCGCTCGTTATAAACGTTCCGTTCAACCTTACCTAGTGTTGCTCCACTTAACGCAATTACCAATGCAATCAGCGGATCTATTTTTTCAGTCTTCGGGTTGTCCCTAAACACCTGTAAATTATTTTGACGAGTCATTGTTACAAGAGCACAAGAACATGCGAAAACAAATAAGTCTGAGTCGTAACGAAGCATTTCCTCTTTAATCAAACCTTCTAGTTTTTTTGCCGGTTCACTCATGTTACCAGTACCCTGACTAACACTCAGCATTGGATAACCCAGACCTTCCAGTTCTTCAGCTATTTCCCTGAAATGCCAAGGGTCATAACAAAATTGTTCCACATCAAACATGTTATCCAATTCGTCGATGACTCGCTTGATATCTTCATCACGAACAGTCGGTGTCATTACCAGTCGCAGGTCACCAGACTCAGATGCCTTGTGATACACGCTCTTCAGATAATCACCAGCGTTCTCCACAGTCTTCTGAGGAAGCAGGTTGACCCAGAATACTGTGGCTCCTCCATCTTCGTCAGGAATCACTACAGAGAATGAAGTGATGTCGTGGACCTGAGCACGGTCGATACCAACCCAAGCCTTGCGACCGCGATACAGCTCGATGTCGAGCCCTGGTTTTCGATTCGCTTTGACTTCGGTGATGTCGAGCCACCTGTCTGACCCGCTGACAAAGACATTGCAATGCTTGGTGAGGAAGTTTGCCTTTTCTTCGATACTCATCACAGCTTCTTGAAATCTGTCACGCATGTATTGCAGGGATGGTCGACCATAAACAAGAGCAGGGTTTGACTTGAACCAATTGCGTTCCTCGCTCCAGTCGTCACCTTTGTCAATCTCGAAGATAACGTAGAAATAGTTGTCCTGAGTCGTAGGATCATTCGGGTCGAGTACCCTGGTTCCGTTCTTATAGAGGTCGGTGCACAGACCTTCGAGAATGAAACCTGCTGTAGTGATAACAGCGAACAAAAATTCACCACCCTCGTTACCACCGAAGGCTGAGATCAACACACCATATAGATTTCGGTCCTTAATCGCGTGACATTCATCAAGGCAGGCGACCACAGGGTCAAGGCCATCAAGGGAGTTACTGTCGCTGGCGAGAGGCTTAAACTCACCACCCTTGTTCGGCATCAGAATATCATTCGCCCTAGCATCGAATATCTGACCTAGACGAGGTGACAACTTCACCATCTTGTGTGCCACTGACCAGACCTCCTTCGCCTGGTCACGCTTGGTTGCAAGACTGAACGCACGAGGCCCATATCCGTATTTATACATAACATAAAGGATGAGACCGGCAGTAAACGTGGTCTTCCCGTATTTACGGCTAACCTGAGCATAAAGCTGATTGTACCGACGCTTACCTGCATGACGGGTCTTGATGGTTACACCTGTGTCTTCATCAACCTCGAATAAGTCTTCACTCCATTTCCAGGCCATCAACGATACAGCAATGAATATTTGACTCGGGTCGAGAATTGTTGGTTGACCTGCTTTCGGTCCCTTGATGATCGGGCAGAATTTGAACCAGAGGACGATGGACTTGGCTGCTTCCTCATCAAAGTAGAAATCAGGATTCTCCAGGTCACGGAAGTGGCGGAGTGCTGCCCACTTCATTTTCTGGCACGATGGAATATTCCCCCGGATGATGTCGTAACAATACCTGTGGCACCAACGCCAATCCTGGTCACCTGGTTCTAATTCAGGGAATGCGTACTGCTCGATGTTCATTTAGTCACCATGCTTTCGGACAATCTTTTCGTTCGTGGTTCTTGCTACCACAGTAACTGCAACGACGATTATTTATGTTTGACTGACCAGCCCATGTTTTAGGACAATACTTTATTTCGTGTGCAGTGCTACCACAATAAGTACAACGAACCCGTTTTACTGGTCCCATTTCAAATTTCCCCAAATCCGTCATCAATAGTTTTCGGTGTCTCACCAGTGCCTCCGAACGTTTTACCACGGGAGGCAGGTGTCATCTTGAACTCTGCGAACATTGCCTTTATCTGCGGGGCGAGCCTAAGCAGCAGGTCACCGGCAGGGTTCTTCTTGGTGATCATGGCCCGGTCACCCTGTACCTCGTTGGCTGCACCGTTCTCCATCAAGTCTTGTGATAATTGGTCATACTGACATATCATGCAAGCCAATAAACCAAGGGCGTGTCGGTCTGCATACTGGATCACCGTACCGTTTGCCGTGATGTCATCATAGAGTGTCCGGTACTGCTCAATCTGTTCAATAGTTCTCACCGCTTTAGGGTGATTCTTCCTCCTGATCGTGACTGGGAAAC